GAAGAAGGGTCGATTTTATCAGCCCAAAACGCACTTCTTGGCTTACTGGAATCGGAAGATCAACCAGTAGTCGAGGAAGCGCCCCCGACCGAAGTAGATGAGTCCACGGATGATCCAGACCTATCAGCAGAGGCGGTTTCAGAGGATGAGCCTGTAGAGGAAGACTCCGTAGAGGAAGAATCCGAAGAGGCAGAGTCCGAAGACGAGGAGCCGGAGGAAGACGAAGAGGAACCCCTGTACGCCGTCCGTGTGGATGGTGAGGAACAGGAGGTCACCCTCGACGAACTTCTGAAGGGTTATTCCCGTCAATCTGCGTTTACCAAAAAAACGCAGGAGCTGTCTGAAGAGCGCAAGCAGATCGAGGCACTGCAAACGCAGTACACCCAAGATATGCAGCAGATCCAGGCAGAGCGTCAGCAATACGCGCAGCATCTCCAGCAGATAATCGAAAACTCCAACCTCTCTCAATACGCGAATGTGGATTGGGAACGGCTCAAAACCGAAGACCCCATCGCATTTCTCGAAAAGAAAGAGGAGTTCCGGGAAGCCCAGGAGAAGATCGCCCGCGTCCAGCAGCAACAGCAGCAGGCAACGGCGAGAAACCAGGCAGAAGCACAGCAGCAGTGGCAGGAGTCTCTGAAAACAGAACACACCGCTTTGGTAGAAAAACTACCGGAGTGGGGTGATCCTGATAAACAGAAGACCCTTGCCGGTGAGCTGCGCTCCTACGCCTCCTCCCAGGGATTCTCAGACCCGGAGATCGAGAGTCTGATCGACCATCGTTCCTTTGTTGTTCTGAACAAGGCCAGGCTGTACGACGAACTTCAAAAGTCAGATCCCAAGACCAAGAAGATCCGTAACAAGCCCCGTGTCATTCGGAGTGGTAAGGGAGCAGGGAAACCGGAGAAAACGACCAAGCGCACTGCGATGCGAAACCGGCTCAAGGAGTCCGGCCATGTCAACGACGCGGCTGCACTGCTTGAAAACTTAATCTCTTAATTAGGAGAACATCTAATGGCAATTGCCACCAATACTTCACTGACGTACTCGTCAGTACAGATTCGTGAGCAGCTTGCCGATGTCATCTACTCAATCGCTCCGTTAAATTTAGCGGCAATGCCGGGAAACCGGCATCTGAAAATAGTGTGAATTCAAGGGAACCCCTCTATCGAGGGCAATCTTGAGCGAAGCCTCGCAAGAGGAACGTGCAACGACTATTCCGAGAGGAAGTAGAGCCAAGCGGCTCGAAGCGCACTAGACCCCACGGGGTTATGAAATAGTCTCATCTTGCAGGTAACTGTAAGCAGTCTGATGGACGGGGTTGGTTTAGCGAACCAGCTTGAAGATAATGTAGACACTCCATTTTTCAGTGGGTGTTCGCGAGAGAAAGGGACGAATACTCTCTTTGAGTGGCAGACGGATACTATCGCCTCTGGTGGTGCAAACCGCCAGATAGAAGGCGATGACAGTCCTTCTGCAACTGCGAGAGCGTTGCCGACGAAGTTGACCAACTACGCGCAGATTTCGCGCTATGTTGTTCAGACTTCCGGGACAGATGACTCGTGCAATTACGCTGGTCACGGTAAACATCAAGCCTATCAGCTCGCCAAGCGCGGCAAGCAGATGAAGCGAGATTGGGAGTATATGCTTACTTCCAACGTCGCAAAGGCTGCAGGCGATTCAACAACCGCCCGCGCCTCTGCTGGCCTGCCGTCCTGGCTGGCTACCAACTGGGTGTCGATGAATCCATCTTCGGGTTCACCGGCTGCTTCCGCAGGAACTGGCGCAGACACAATGACAGAGGCGACTGCCACTGCTTCCATCACGGAAGCGGGCATCAAGAATGTCATTCTGGACTGCTTCAACGAAGGCGGCGAACCGGACATGATCCTTTGCCCTGCGACAATCAAGCAGGCCATCTCGGGTCTGTCGTCCAACGCTGGCCCAGGCTATGCGATCCGGAACGAAATCAAAAGCAACGGACAGGCGACTGCGGTAAACGCAGTGGATGTCTACGTCAGCGATTTCGGAACATTCAAGATCGTACCCGACCGCAACCTCGGCTCAACCGAGTGGGTTTTCTTCCTCGACATGGACTATTTCTCTCTGAATGTGCTGAGAGATTGGACCGTCGTCGATCTGGCGAAAACCGGCGACAGCACCAAACAGATGCTTCTGTTTGAGGCTGGCCTCGTTTCCAAAAACGAAAAGTCCTCGGGCATCCTGGCTGATTGTGCAGCCTAAAACCGGAGGGGGGTGGGGTAACTCACCCCCTTTCTTTTCTAAGGGTTGCTAATGCGACCTAAGCAACTATGAAAGACATCGACAAAGCAGCAAAGAAACTGGTGAAGCCTGCGAAGAAACCAAAGGCCGCACCAAAAGAACCCACGGACGCTGTTGGCTGGCTGAAAAAAGCCTACATCGAAGACCAGGGAAAAGGCGCACCGAAGGTCGGCAACATCGGATACCTCCTGTGAAGACGATTTTTGACATCGCTGACGCCCGTCAAACCGATATGTACTTTGACGAAACAGACAACACATTCAGGTTTCACACCCATGAAAATGTGGATCTGCTTCTCAGGCACAACAAACGGAAGTACAACGATTACGGCGACAAGTTGACGATGGGTAAGCGTGGCGAGTGGCATCACGTCGCCTCCGTACCCAAAACCGAGTGGGAAAAGTGGATGAGGAAATCTAACGGCGCGGTGGCGAAAGACCCAAAAGTGACCGCGACTTACCTCAACGACCCCGATTACAAATATTTTAAAGTGGCTCCGACCAAAATTTGAGGCAATTATGAGAAACGTCAATTCCAACGTGTTCCGTCCAGGGACAACCCAATCCATATCCGCATCCACCACCAGCGCGGCAACATCCAACGCCTTCGCGACACAGGTGACAGAGGTGATGGTGACGGCTACCGCAGCCTGTTTCATTACATTCGGCACAGCCCCCACTGCAACGACATCCCATGTCTATGTAGCGGCAGGCACACCGTATTTCTTCCGGGTGAGCGAAGCCAACAAGTGCGCGGCCATCACGGCCTCCAGCACATCCACGGTATATGTGACTGAGTTGAGCAGGTGAATGTGGCGATTGTGGGCCTGGCTCCGTCCACCCACGATGACGCACCATACGATGACCCGGAATGGGAGGTATGGGGATTACCCTGGGATGAGGACAAATGGCCTTACCTTGATCGACTGTTTGAGATTCACCCGCTGGAACTGCTGAAAAAACCAGAGGCAAGGCGCAGACCCGGATACCTGGATCGGTTACGGAGCCTCACTGCACCGCTGTACATGCAATCACGCTACTCGGAAATCCCCAACGCCATCCCCTATCCGGTGGAGCGTGTTATTTCAGAGCTGGGGACCGATTACTTCAATTCCTCCGTTGCTTACCTGATGGCACTCGCTATTACAGAAGGCGCAGACAGGATTGGGATATGGGGCGTGGATATGGCAGACCTTGAATCTACTCCCGGTGATCCCTCGTACATCTCTGAATTCTCTTATCAGCGGCCCAACCTGGAGTATTTGATTGGGTTTGCCAGGGGCAGGGGGATCTGCGTTGACATCCCGGACGGCTCCCCGCTTGCAAAATTTCATGGTGAGGGTATCCCGCTGGGCGTGATGTATCCCTCATACCCGACCAGATATGGATATTTGAACTGATGGCGATTTCAACTTACGCGGAATTACAGACAGCGGTGGCAAACTGGCTTGACCGGGACGACCTAACAGCTCGGATACCGGAATTCATCGCCCTGGCTGAAGCAAGGTACAACCGTGAACTGCGTATCCGCAAGATGGAAACCACGACCACCGATTCCACGGTTGCCGGTACGCGGTCGTATTCCCTCCCAACCGGATGGCTGCAGGGCCGGAATATGCAACTGACCACCGACCCCATCACCCCGCTGGAATATCTCACTCCAGAGATGATGGACAGACTCTACGCGGGTTCGGTCACAGGCAAACCGCTGACTTACACCGTCATCGGTGATAACTACCATCTCGGCCCATCACCGGATGCGGTCTATACCGTCGAACTCGTCTATTACAAGAAGTTCGACGCACTCTCAGACTCCGCAACCACTAACGATATGCTCACGGACAATCCAGACGTATATCTCTACGCAAGTCTGCTGGAGGCCGAACCGTTCTTAATGAACGATGCCCGCACCCAGTTATGGCTGGCGGCTTACAAAGAAGCAACCGCAAACATCCAAAGCGCAGACAGCCGCGACAGACACTCTGGTAACAGCTTGCGCGTAATGACCGAAACAGGAACACCGTAATGGCTTTAGAAAGCGGCACTTATCTGGACGATCTGGTCACAACCAATCCCACCGCGAGTGACAATGTTAGCGCCGGGGATGACCACCTCCGTCTTTTAAAAACGGTTCTGAAGAACTCGTTTCCCTCCGTGGACGCAGCCGTCAACGCGATCCACACCGGCACTTCCGCACCATCCACCGGTATAACACAGGGACTCCTCTGGCTGGATACCACAAACAATGTCCTCAAGCTGTACGATGGCAGCTCGTGGGTTGTCCTGCCCATTTCCCCGGCTACCTCCTACAAGATCATGGGGTCGCTCACCGTTGGGTGGACACTGCCCACCTCAGACGGATCGGACGGTCAGGTGATGAAAACCGATGGATCTGGCGCTTTATCCTTCGTCAATCCGGGGTCAGTCCTGACCGCCGGAGAAGGGATCGACATCACCACCAACACCATATCAGGAGAGGACGCCTCTACCTCTAACAAGGGGATTGCGTCTTTCGCTGCCGGTGAGGGGATGGATGTGTCGGTCAGCTCCGGTGCGGTGACGTATTCGGGCGAGGATGCCTCCGACACCAACAAAGGCATAGCCACATTCAACACTGCGAACTTTGCCAATTCCTCCGGCGACATTACGATCAAGGATGGCGGCGTAGCCAACGCAGAACTGGCAGATATGGCGGCGAATACCGTCAAGGTCAGAGATGCAAATTCGTCCGGTGTTCCATCTGATAAAGCCCTGGCATCCACCGAAATCCTGATCGGGGATGGAACCGGCTTTACCGCAGCCTCGCTGTCTGGTGATGCCACCATGACCAACGCGGGAGCGGTTTCCGTTACGGGCATCCAGGGAACTGCTGTAAGTTCGACAGCTCCTACCAACGACCAGTACATGAAATATTCATCTGGCTCATCCGAGTGGCAGATGGTATCCATCGTGGGTACAGACAAACTCACGACGAAGGGCGATCTTCTCGTATACAACACGGTCGATTCAGAAACCCGGCTCGCTGTCGGCACAAACGATTATGCGTTACTCGCTGATTCCACTGCGACGAATGGCGTAGATTGGAAACAGGTCGCAACGGCCACGATTGCTGATGATGCGGTGACAGGGGCCAAAATCAGTTTCATAGATGACTCGGTTGCTGTCACGGATGGTCATGTGCTGGTTGCTGATGGCACGGATTACAACAATGTCGCGGTGGGCGGTGATATTTCTATTACCAATGCCGGTGTGACGGCCATTGCCTCCGGTGTTGTTGTGGATGCCGACAT